GCTATTTCCCAGCATCCAGCCTTTGATCCATAGCTACCTTTGTGTTTAACTACACTAGCACCATAGCCATTATCAAATTTGAATTTAAGTTGCATACCATCACGCATATTGTTGGTTTCAACTAGATATTTAAGCATCTTCATTTATTATTTCTCCTTATTTTGTTTAAATGCGTCCCCGGTATGTTCACCCCCGAACCCATAAGTCGTGTAGGTTGTGTAACCATTTAGTCTCTCGCCTCTTTGAATGCTTGAAGGTGAAGAACTCTCGTAAACTTGCTGGATTATATTAGCTTCAACAAGTTTCTTAGCGGCATTGAATTTACGAGTGCCATGCTTTTTAGTATACCAACCTCCAACTGTAGTGCCTTCCTCTAACCAAGTAGAGTCTTTACCATACTTTTGGATTTCGTTTAAGATTTTTGCTTCAGTTTTGTTTAAGCATTTCATTTCTTTCTCCTTATGCTGTGTACACGTATTTATCATCAATACGAGTATAGTTACGTTCTTCTTGCCATATTGTGTCTACAGCTTCTTTCATATTTGCGTATATTCCACTGTCATAGACACTTGAATCCCATCCATCGTAGCAAGCGAAGTAATCTTCATGATATACTTCTACTTGACCTGTTTCTTCTTTTGTATAAAAGCGGTATCCACTTGCTGGCATACTGTTTTCCCAGGTAGATGAATCGTTTATATCTTCGTCTATTGCATTGCAGTAAGCTTTGCCTTTTGCGTTCTTGTTTTCTAAAATTGCTTTCTTTTCTTCGGTGTTCATAGGTTTCTCCCATTTAAAAGTGCTCCATTTGAATTGATGCCATACATCTTCTGTTAGCTCTAGTTCTACTTTGTTATTCCAGTGGTTTGTTAAGATTTCCTTTGCATCTTTACCGTGTGTTGTGCGTAGATCGAAGTTATCGATTGAACTAGTGATTAATTCATATTGAGCGAGTCCTCGTTTGTATACTATTCCCCAGTCACTGTATACGTAAGTTAGATCATGTTTATTGATTAGTTCTTTTATTCTATTGATTGATAATGACATGTTAGTGTCTCCTTTGTTGTTTGACTTGATTGTCAATATTAAGCTCTATTGCTTATTAATATGACCTGTATTATAAGTCATATTAATAAATTGTTGAGATTGTCTGTAGAGTATACACGACTAGGTAGAATCCTAAGAGCTCCTTATAGAGAATAAAAAACTTTTCTTTTACTGAGCGTTTTACGATGTCGCAATCGTAACGCAATAAGATTCTATGACGATTGGGATGGGCTCCAATTCGAGATGACCCACCGCTATGCCCGTTTTGCGAAGCACGATAGGCGCGATACTTTAAGTAACTGGATGAACTTCACTTAGTGACCCATGAACGCTCTCCGGATCGTTTAATAACAGGACAGGGAAAGTTCTAGCTTGAGAGAGCTATTACAGGATCGTTCAGTTACTTAAAGTATTGTATAGATACTTAACTGATTGTACAGATACTTAACCTATTTAAAGGTTTGATACATGTAACTCAATGTCTGATACATGTCTAATCATGTAACTCAATGTCTGACATAGGTACAACTCTACCCTCTTAGCTACTAATCATTCAGGTTACTAACAGAACTGAGCGTATCGTATAGTATCGTTACGACGCGCGAGAGCACTTACCCTTGCGTAGCTATCAGTTTTGTACAAAGACTCGAGTACAGGCATCCTGTGCGCTCCGCACAGTGTACCACGTCTTGTGTGCTGCGTGTTGCGTGCGCTATATTATCCACTATGTGCTCACTACAGCGTGTTTCGTACTACTTGCAGAGTCTCCCTTGCTACCTGCCTCGTGCAGGCTACTGCTAGTTATAGACATTTCGTCTACCCCCGGTTGTCGTACGCTCTTTTCATACGGCTGCGTACCATCGCCTTCTCTCCTAAATACACTTGTGAAAATGTATTTAGAAAAGACTCAACTCGTAGAGAGTTGAAATCTTAACAAGACTTACGCGAACGGATTAGTGTTCGGTACTTCAGAAGCATCCATAGTTACTTCTTTAAAGTCTTCAACAACGCCTTCTTCAGGTAGATTAACATCTATGTATTGTTTGTACATATAATCCATCATTGCTTTGTGAACATCTTTCTTGAAGTTCTCACGCTGCAACTCACCATTGAAGTAGACTTGAAAGCTATCCTCATTTGGGTTGGTTGAAGGTCGCTGCTCTATTACAAGCATGGAACACTTCTCACCTTCCGGGGTGAACTCAGTGATTTGGAAAGCGTTCTTATACGTCTTGCCTTGGCTATACCAAGTAACAGTGTTGTATACGTTGACTTCCTTATCACCTTCGTTAGATGAAAAGATGTTGCTGATTTCGCCGAATGTCGGCATTTTATATGTTGTTGACATATTAGTTCTCCTTTAGAGATTATGATACTTTACACTCATGTGTCAGGCGTATCGTGAAAGACCTGTTATTTACTGCGTGCTGTGATCAGTGTGTTGTCAGCAGCGTGCAGTGAATTCTGTGCTGTGCGCAATATGCTCAGCGCTATCTGAGGAACACTCAGTATCGCTTGCTATGTGCGATTCACTCTTTGCAGAGTGCTCGTTACTATTTGCAGTATGTTTACTGCAGTGTGTTCTGGTCATTTTACCCTCCTGACTCAGATGTACTATTCAAAGGTATAGTACGGACCTTCCCCCTTAACGGTTCAAATAGACACCGCTAATATTAGTAGTACAAACATCATTAGTACGAATACTATTGAGCCTACTACTTCTCCGATGACATCTTTTTCAGACTGTTCAAGAAGCTTCCACCCCTTGAACATCAAGATGACACCGTATACTGACACTGCTACTAACAGTACCAGCAAACCACTAATAATGATATCAAACATCAGTATCCTCCTTGATCTCAACGATCTCGATCGTGTCATAATTAAATGATGTCTTAAGACTAGGTATAATCTTATTAATCATTACCTCGGCTTCAATCATATTGTCGGCATTAATACCTATTAGATTGAAGGTGCTTGTGTCGGTTATACTGTCGATCAGTTTGTACGTTACATGATAGAACATAACATTCTCCTTATAGTTATAAAAGTAGGCCTAGTTAAAGTCCAGACCCAAGACTCAAGACTATTCGTCGATCATGAACAAGATCATCTCAATTGGATTGGGATCTCCTGTTGTCAGATCAACGAATCGTGTTGTATTCAAAGAGTACCCAACCGGAAAGTTCGTTTCCTTATGTTCCTCTTCGTCAAAAACACGGATCTCATACTCATCCATACCTAGTTCAGATACGATGAATAAGCAACCTCCTCTATATACCGCTACCTGTCCTCTCTGTTCTAGCAGAGTTAGATAGAGATCTATAAAGACTTCGTCTCTTTGCGTACGCTCGCCAGCTTCATGTGACTGTGACATCACACACCTCCTTTTGTTTTGCGTCCTTGAGAGCCGGACGCTCAGCCTATATCGCTAAGTACACTCGTTAGAATGCACTCAGCAATACAGACTGAGGTTGTTATTATAAAAGTAGAGGCCTAGTTAACGTCCAGACCCAAGACGGAAGCGCTAGTAGTAGTACTCGCCGTAAAGCTCGAGACATTCAGTATCGGTTGCCGCGCAACTAAATGAATCTTCGCCCGTAACTACATCACTAATGAACGTGTACAATAAGAATGTGAATACGAAAGCGTACCACATCATTAATAACAACACCACAGTCTTAATGACTAGCTCGATAGTAATACTCCACCAACGTTCGCAGTCGATGTCGTAGTACTCTCTAAGTTTTTGAATTGGATTAATCATGCCAATCTCCTTTTGTTTTGCGTCTTCAGAGGCAGACGCTCAGCCCATATCGTTAAGCGCACTCGTTAGAATGCACTCAGCAATACAGACTGAGGTAGGACCTTCTTCCTATAGAAGGGAGGGGGTACTAAAGTTAATTCAGTGTACAGCATATATATATTACACACAGGCGCTGACCTTGAAGAAATGACACACGAACACTAACCTCAAGCTTTTAGTGAACACACAAACACTAACCTTGAGCTTTTCTGAAACACGAGGGTGCATTAATAAATACACGTACTAGCTAGGGTAAATAGACAATTTAAAAATAAAATTTCAGGAGATGATATGAGAAATGATAAGCAGAGAGCTGCTGATAAGAAGATGGTTGCAGCAGGTAAACCTCATAGGTTTCAACCTGGTGTATCAGGTAATCCTAATGGAAGACCTAAAGGATCGAAGACTAAGATTACTTTAACTAAGGAAGCTTTTGAAGAGGTTGCAGGGTTAAGTCCTGGTGAGATGTTAGCTATGATAGCACAACGACACTTTGCTCAGAATACAGCAGCAGGTGACGCATTGGCGATTAAGGCTATTATGGAAGCGAATAAATATATTGAACCTACTAAGGATGCAATGGCTGAAAATGAAAGTCTTACCGATATGTCTAAAGAAGAAATTACGAATAGACTTAGAAACTTGAAGATTGTAAACGATGAGTAATAAAGAAGCCGCTGAGCTGATAGTAGAACTTGAAAAGCGGGAAACTTGGGATAGATGGAAAGAAGATCCATTAGCTTTTATAGAAGAAGCGCTAATGATCTATCCTAAAGATGCAGATAAGGGATTGATACATCTAAAGATTAATAAAGCACAGGTAGCTGTTGTTGATGAGTATATCAAGCAGATGGCAGAGATTGGTTATGTAAGAATGATTATCTCTAAGTATCGTCAAGCTGGATTCTCAACGATTAGCTCTGCATTAATCTTTCATCGTACTTTGTTTTATGAAAACACTAGAGCTGTAATTATTAGCTTAGATAAACCAACAACCGAATCGATCTTTAGTATGTCCAAGACATTCTGGGAAAACCTACCTACTAATATTAAACCAGAGTTAGGGATATCGAATAAAAGAGAGATGGTTTTTAAAGAGAACGATTCTAAATTTAGATTGTTTACTGCTGGTGCTGATAATCCAGGTCGTGGTACTACTAATACCGCTTTACTATGTGATGAGACCGCTTTCTTCCAGAACGCTGAGAAAGTTATGGCTGGTCTATTCCAGTCGGTATCACTTACTAAAGGTAGTATTATTATTATTAATAGCACCTCTAACGGTGCTCAAGGTGTTTATTACGACCTATGGAATAAAGCTGAGAAAGGGGAAGGTAACTTTACTCCTTTGTTTGTTCCATGGTATTTGCAAGACGAGTATACACTAAAAAGTCCAGATGCAATAGAATGGACTGAACCAGAGTTAAAGCTACAAGAGAAATGGCAATTAAGTAAAGGTCAATTATATTGGCGTAGAATTAAGATTGCTGAGACTTCTCTTAATCTATTCAAGCAGGAATATCCGTTTACAGCAGAAGAGTCATTCCTGCAATCAGGTAGTTCTGTGTTTAATAAAGAGTCTCTTGATAGGTACGTTACTGTAGCGGCAGATTCACTTAGAGAGTTTAACGATGCTTATAGTTCATTCGATGAATCCTCTGGTGGTACTCTTTCAGTATGGGAAGCACCTCAAAGAGATAGTAAATATTTGATTGGTGCCGATGTTGCGTTAGGCGTTAGAGGGGATTACTCCGTTGCTTGTGTTATGACAAGTAATAGAGAAGTCGTTGCTATGTACCGAAGCAATAGAACAGACCCGGTTAGGTATGGAAGGATCCTGTTTTATTTAGGACGATGGTATAATAATGCTTTAATTTGTCCAGAAGCTAACTCGATTGGTATTGCGACAGTTCAACAGTTATTTGGTATGAACTATCCTAATATCTACCAACAAAGGAAAGTAGCTAATACAGTATCAGATAGTATTAACCATTTAGGGTTTAAAACTACTGCTGCTACTCGTTCGCCAATCATTTCGAATCTTAGAAGAATGATTGAGGATGAAGATATTGCTATTCCTTCTGTGTTAGCTATTGAAGAATTAAGAAACTTTATTGTTACTCCACAAGGAAAGCCGGAAGCATCTGTCGGTCACCATGATGACATAGTGATGTCGCTTGCAATTACTTGCGAAGCATATAGAACACATGGCAATTCCCTCACTAATAGAACATTTAGTTGGGGTGAATTAAACCATACTTACCAAATTGAAGAGACAAGATGGCTATAATTTCCATCAATAGAACCTATTTTGTGCTTAAAATTATGAAACATTAGGCATATAAAAATCGAGAGAGCGCGAATGAGCAAACAAAAAATAGAAAAAATTACAGACGAGCAATTGCTAGAGTCTATAGATAGAAATTTAAGAAATGCGACTGGAGGTTACACCGGTTCTTCGGATGTAGCAAAAAGACGTGAAAATTCAATTTACGAAATGAGCTTAGAGCCTAAAGGGGATTTAACCCCTCAAGGTGTTTCTAAGATTGTTTCATCGGATTCTGCAGAGATTGCAGAAGGTTATACCGCGCTGTTAACTAAGTTACTACTTGATAACAATAAGTTAGCATTATTTGTCCCTTATAGCAACGAAGTGGCTTCTATCAAAGCCTCCCAGGTTGCTTCGGACGTAGTAAATTACTGTTTGTTTAACTCTAATTCGGACGGCTGGACAAAATTGTCTACCTGGATTAAGTCTGCAGTTGTATTCGGTAACAGCGCCATAACCTGGGGATGGGAAGAAAGCTTTGATTATGAAGTAGAAGAATATGATACTATTCAAGAAGCTTTATTAGATCAAATCTTAGCTGATCGTAATGTTGAGATTGTTGGAGATCTTAATATGAAAGAAGATCTTATTGAAGGACCTATCGTATATGAAGATGTTAGGTTGCGCCGTAAGATTGATAAGTCAGGCGTTAGAATTCGTAACATTCCGCCAGAGTCTTTTGTTATTGACAAAGGAGCTGAAACTATAAGTGAAGCTAAATTTATTGGACTAGTCACTGATATGACTCGTTCTGATATTAGGCGTAACTGGCCAGATTTCAAAGGCGATCTTTCTGAAATGGGTGAAGAAGCATCTTTCAGGGATTCAGAGTGGTCATTAGAGTCTTATGCTCGTAAACAATCAGCAGGTATAGATAATTGGATTAATTCTGATGATGAAGAAGATGAAGCTAACATGTCAGTAACCGTTATTGAATGTTGGATTCGTTCTGACCGGGATGGAGATGGTATTGCAGAGCTAGTACATGTTATTAAAGCTGGCGATGCTATTCTTGAAGAAGAGGATAGTTCTTATATTCCTATTGCTGTACTTAACCCAATAGAAATTCCTCATGAATTTCACGGGTTATCTTTACTTGATATGGCCCGCCCTCAGACACAAGCTACTACAGCTATTATGCGTGGGTTCGTTGAGAATGTTTATTTCGGTAACTATGGAAGAACGTTAGCAGATCCTAACGTTGTTGACTTTGCTGCATTACAAAATCCATTACCTAAGCAGATTATTGCTACTAATGGTAATCCGGCCGCAGCTGTTCAGCAATTACAACCCGAGCCGATAAGCCCAGGTACTGCAGGAATGTTAGAGTTCTTAGGGTTACAAAAAGAACAATCTACTGGTCTTACTAAGACTGCAATGGGATTAAATGATACATTGTTTGTTTCAGGTAACTCAGAACAGAAAATGGGCAATGCACAGAATGCAGCTCAAATTCGTGTTGAACATATTGGACGTCGTTTTGTTGAAGGAGGCATTAAAGATTTATGTAGAGGAGTCTTACGTGAGATGAAGGCGAATCTTAAAAATCCTATGCGTTATAAAGCAGAGCAAGGATATGCTTCATTGACAGCAGAAGAGCTTCAGATGATGCCTTCTAATATGGATTTAGATATTCAAGCTAATTTAGGTGAAAATTCTAACCAATCTGTAACAATGAAGCTTAATCAAATTGCTGAGCTTTTGCCAATGATGGCGAATGATCCTGAAGCGGCTGCGTATATTAATCCGATGGCTACATTTAATTTAGCCACTGATTTTGTTGCTAATATGGGGATGGATCCGACTAGGTTCTTAGTCGATCCTCAAGATCCTGGTACACAACAACAATTAGAAGCTAAAAAGCAATCACTTGAGCAAAATCAGCAGCAAGCTCAACAACTTGAGTTACAAGCTAAGCAAGGAGAGATTGATACTACTATTGCTAATATTGGATTGATTAAAGCTGAAATTGATAATAAGAAGATTGACAATAAACGCCAATTATTAGAAGCTGAAGACTCTTCTAATAGAGGATGGGCAGAAATTAGAGTTAAAGCCCAAAGCTCAGAAGGAGCTTCCGAGCCTCAGCAAGTACCTGTTGATTTCCAAAATTTATACCAAGATACTGAAAAGCAAGAAAAGGAAGAAGCTGAGATACAACAGCAAGGAGAGCAATTAGCTCAAACTGCTATGGAAAACCCAGAGCAAGCTATGCAGATGGCAGAGCAAATGGGAATGGATCCATCAGCAATGATGGGTGGACAACAATGATGAGAGATAGATGACACAAAAATACAATAGACATCCAAACCATAAAACAGGTTCGGATGGTAAACCAAAGAGAGTATCTGTATATGATGATGCCCAGCGTACCCTTACAAAAGGGTACCAATGCAGTGAGTTAAAAGATACAATGACTATGGTTACTGAAGATATTCTTAATAATCTTTTCATAGATTGGTTGGCAACCAAACACTTTGAAACAGAAAAGAGAGAATTTCTTTATAAGCTAGCTATTAGTCAAGGGGCAGTAATAAGTAATATCGAGCGTGCTATTATTGCTAAAAATAACAAAGCTCGTGAAAAGGATGATGAATGATGAATGATGTAGAAAAAAAAGTGCTAGAAAAGATAGAGTCTGGTATTAAAGCAACGTTAAACACAATGGCTTTAGGTAGAGGTTTAGGAGCTCAAGCTAGTGTACTTAATGTGTTAATCGAAGCTAAAAAGAATATATTAGCAATGAAGGAGCCTTTGCAAGCTAAGGTTAGACCAGCTGTAAAAGTAAAAGTTAAAGCTAAGATATAAAAAAAGGATGGCCTACGAATAGGCCTTAATGATGATTGAATGAGAGGGACTATTCGTAGACCCTCCTAATAAATAGGAGACTATATGTCAGAACAAAAAAGCGAAGCTACCCAGTCGGATGAGTCGCAAGTTTCAGACTTTGACTTTGATGCTTTGGCGGATGATGTTTTAGGTTTAACACCTGAAGAAGCTACCCAAGAAAGTAATGAAGACACAGAAGGACTCACAGACGATGATCCCATCGTTGACGAGGACGCTGAAGAAGTTG